GGTCTGTCACGGCGTTCCCTTCAATCCTTCTGCGCTAATGATGCTTTTTCGGCGTCGAGAGCCAGCCGCACCATCTCATCCGATACGAGACAGGTGTCCCAGACCACGACGCCGCCGCCAACCTCGTCGGACCAATAGCGATGGCCACCGACCTCGTTATCCTCGACGTAAAGCGTGTTGCCTCGGCTGTCTTGGCGGACTTCTTTCAGCGCCATCGGCGTTCCCTAGTCCTTCCCCTGGTATAGCGCTCATAATCAGCGACCACCGCGTGCAACTCGCAGATGCCGCGAAAAACCGGCTTGGCCTCCATAGGCGCTTCGTCAATCATTCGGTTGAGTCGGCGCAATTCGCGTTTTGCGTTGAGATATTCTTGCTCGGTCATCGCCTAAGGGGGCCATGGAACGCATTTAGAACATCGCGCGGGGGAGTGCGCGCATAGTGCGCACATTTTCCCCTCAGTTTCGCGCTTTGTTCGCGCTTTTTCGCTCCGTCGCCGTTCTCTCGAAAATCCCAAAAATCCTTTTATTTCAAACACTTTAGGTGGTGCTGCCGCACAGGATTGAACTGTGGACCTCTCCCTTACCAAGGGTGTGTCTGTCGTTGATTTTGTTGATAGATCCAGAGAGTGCACGCGCTGTGCACTACTTAAGCCGGACACGCCCGAGGGCGAGATGAACGAAACCATCACCGCGCTCATCAAGTCGCTGGCCCGGATGGCGATTGGGGAGTACTGAAATGAGTGAGAGGCGGCGGACGATAGCTGAGCTGATAGCGGTGACGGAAGCGGTCGTGCAGCGCGAGACTGGCGATATTGCCCGCACCGCCATCAAGCGCGTGAAGGAGGCGGGATGAGCGGCAAGGACGTGGATGAGCTTTGCAGCGTGTTGGTTGCGTGTACCGACGCCGTATTGTCGGCGTTGAGCGTGGTTCATCGCGACGATCAGTATGCGATGGAGAAGATCGACGAGTTGATAAAGGGGCTGTGGACACTGGTTAAGGATGTTCCTCAGGCTGGTGCCGCCGTCGAGCGCGTCAAAGGAGACGTGAAATGACGTGGAACATGCCGGCATGCTTTTCCTACTTCACGCGGTTGATGACCGACCGCGCCCGCTCGATATCGACCCGCGTATAGCGCTTCACGGATTTGAGATCGGCCCAGTTGCCCGTCAGCACCAGATCGTGCGCGGTCGCCCCGTCGTTCGTGCGCCGAGTCGCGAAAGTGTGTCGCGCCTGGTGCGGCGTGAACGTGGTGCCTAGCCGCTTCGCCAACGGCTTCAGCCAGCGATAGACATCCCAGCGGTTGTTCCAGGGGAATAGCTTGCCGACGCGCTCGGCTTCGGGGATTAGCGCCAGTGCGGCCGCGACATCCTCATGCAGCGGCACCTTGTTCCAGGCGTCGCCTTTATGGTTGTGGTGCAGGATCACCGCCTCGGCCAGATCGAGTTGCGGCCACTTGATCGTCAGCAGCTCGCCGATGCGCCAGCCTTGGCGGAACAGCATCAGCAGGAGAAGCTGCTGCCGTCCCTCCACCGCTGCCTCGAGCGCGCGCGCTACGCCGGCATCGACATCCCGCGGCTCGACCTCGCGCTCCTTCAGCCGCTTCAGCTTGATCGGCGGGCAGAGATCCTGCTCGGCGCAGTAGTTGATGATCGCGCCCGCGTTCATGATGACCATGCGGTTGAGGGTCGATGCCGCGCGGTCTGGATAAAGCGCCAGCGCCGCCGCCGTTACCATGTATGGCTTGATGGCGGGGAGAGCGAGCTCGCCGAAGCGCGTCACCCGGTCGATCAGGTGATCGCACAAGGCTTGGATCGCACGCTCGTCGGGGAGCGCGCGCGGATGCGCCTTCAGGTAGAGCGCCGTCCCTTGGCGGAAGGTAATGGCGTCACGTTGGACCCCGCGAGCAAGATCGGATTCGAGGGCGCGGAGGTAGCGTTGAGCGACCGTTTTATCCGTGCTCTGCGTGCTTTCGTTGACTCGCGTGCCGTGGAACGTGCCGCGGACATACCAGTAGGGGCTGCGCGCACGGCGCTTGAGTTGGAGCGGCATCGGAGGGTCTCCACAAGGATCTGAAAATCCGGTTCGAACAATTGCCAATTACCTCGGCCTGCACTGTAGCCAGCGCCGGCTGCACGGGCGATCTTCTTGAGGCGGCGCAACTCGCCCACCCAGCGCAAGCGCTCGGCGGCTTGCTCGAGGGTTATCGGCCAGTCAATCATCGGCGTCTCTCCTACGGCGCTGGCGGCGGTAGCGGTGCTTGGGCTTCTTTCGCCTGTATCCAAGCCTCGATCGCGTCCTGGATGATCTGCGCGAGCTCCTGCTTGTCCTCGTCGGTCACGTTGTCCAGGTCGGACACAAACATCGCGGCGAGATAGTAGACATCCGGATCGACCGTGTATTTTTGCGGCATGGGATGCTCCTACGAGAACAGGAAGTTGAGAGCCAGCGTGATGATCAGCGCCAAGGTGGCGAAGATCGCAATCCACACCACGAATGCGAAGAGGCTCTTCGTCAGATAGTCCCAATGGGGCCTCGCGCTCGTCATGCCACCTCCGCGAGGAATGCATCCATGTCCTCGTCCGGCACTATCTCGGCGCCGATCAGATGCATCGCCTCCTCGAAGTAGGTGTTGAACTCGGCCTGCGTCATCTCGTCCAGCGCGGTGCTGTGCGGCACCGGCACGAGCTTGCCGCCGATGTCGAGCAGATCGTATCTCCCGAGCCGCAGCTTCAGCGCGATGTGCAGCCGCTCTTTCGTCTCCCACTTTGTCAACATAACGACACGTTCGAGGACGGCCCAGTACTGGCGTAATTGCGCGAGGTTGCGCTTGTGCTCGATCTTCACCATCACGGTCTTGCCCTCGGGGAGATGCGCCAGCGCCGCGGTCGCCTCCCGGCCGGCTGGCACCAGCGCATCTCCCTCCCGCCGCATCAGCAGATACGACATCAGCCGGCGATCAGAATATTCGGCAGGTCGCTTTCTTCGGCCAACTCCGCCGCGTCCGGCGCCGGCAACAGCTTGTCCTCCATCATCGCGATAGCCCCGCTGATGCTCTTAAACGCCTTGACTGCGGCCTTCTTACACTCGTCGAGCGCCTCCTTGTTCTCGGCCTGCCACGCCTTCAGCTCGCTCATGTCGCGCGCGGATTTCACGGCGGCGATGAAGCTGCGGCCAAAGGCGATGTAGTCGGTGCGGTCGCCGACGGTCGGTACCGGGATCTGATGCGGCGCCACTTCGCCCGTCGCCGGATCGTGCGGCGGCTCGGCCGGAGGCGGCGCAGGCATTGCCGCGGCGATCGGCGCCGGGGTCCGCGCAGGCGTAACGTCAGTGGCTTGCCGCGGCTCGAAAGCCGCGACCTCTTCCGGCACATACATGCCCGAGGTTGCGGCCGGGCAAACCGTGCGCACGCCTTCCGACACGACGCGCGAGCGCAGCATCTGCCGCGGGTACTTCTTGTACATGTCCTTGCCCGTCAGCCCGGCCATCTTCGCGCGGTCCAGATCCCAGGTGATTCGCACCGTGCCGCCGCTGGAATGCGAGAAGGTCGCGTCGGCATTGGTGTCGCTCAACTCGTGCCATTCGACCTTGCCGCCCGCCTCGATGAAGTCGCGCAGCATCGCCTCGGCCTTCTTCGCCGGGCGGCCGTTTATGACATCGTAATCTCTCGCTGCCAAAGCGGGATGGCGGCCCTCGGCCTGCGCGACGAGGCAAAGCGCAATCGCCTGCTCGGGCGTCTTCATGCCGAATAAACCAGACCGCGCGATGGCTTCGCCCATGGCGCGAATGTCGCTCACGGTGAAGAGCGCAATTTCCTTGGACATCCTATCTCTCCGCACTGATTGACAACCGCCCGGCACGATCGCGCTTCACCAAAACGCCGTGGCCGGTCGCCTTGCCGACATCGGCCTCGACCATCGCGCGCAGCTCTTTCGAGGCGCCATCGAATTTCTTCGAGGCGGAGCGGTGCTCAATCCAGAGCGAGGCGTTCTCAGCCCAAGCGTTGTTGCCCTCCATCGACACCGTGCGCCAGCGCTCGGGCGGAACCGGCGCGGCAACCGCATCGAACACCGCAGGTGGAATGAGATCCCAAACACATTTCATGAACATCTCGGCGCGGCGCCACAGCTCGAGGGCATAGGTGCCGTCGAAGGTGATCTCTTCGATCACCGGCTCGCGGCCGGCCTCGATGATTGAGAGGAACGTCTTGCGCGTGCCGGTGCAGATCATCGCCCAGTGACATTGCGGCTGGTAGCGCTCGACGATGCGCTCGCGCGCCTCGAACCCGCCGACTGTCTTGCATTCGATGACGGCCGACATGACGGGGTCGAAACCGTCTAAAGTCGCGGCCGCCCAAGGGGCTTCGCGAGCAACGACAACCTCGCCCATGCGGGTGACGGGGTGGCCGGTCTTGCGTCCGTACCATTCGAGATTGAGCGCCTCGGTCGCTTCGCCCAGCCGCACCGGCCACACGCCCGAAAGGTCTTCGGGCTGATAGGTCGGATCGCCTGTCATCTCACGGAACAGGTCCATGATCTTCTCGGCGTCACCGGTCATCAGGCACGCGACGCGCGATGCGGTCAGCTTGCCATCACGAAGTCTCTGTTGCTCGGCCGTCAGCATTTCAAAACACGCTCGCAATAGTGAAGATGACGGCGATTACGCCGAAATAGCCGATTGTTTCGATGATCGTGGTTGAGGGCGACTTGCGTTTCAGGCGCTTGAAAAAAACGGCAAT